GGTCTGTCGACAGATGGGTACACCCCTGAGAATCATGGTCAATACAGCCAATACAGAAGATGTCTCCATGATGTGTTTTGTTTCTCTCTCATTGATTCTGGCTATTTTTCAGACTATGAGCTCTCTCTCCACTCTCTGGGTCTGGTTCATCCGTCAAAACGAATTAACATGCAAAAACCTGATCTGTACTCTGTCCATGGCTCCAGTGTTAATATTGGTGAATTAACTGCAACATATGCTCCTGAAAGTTCTGAGAAAGTAAAAAGGGAAACATACACTGATTTTGTCCAGTATCTTCAACAAAACGGTTTCGATGTGACTTTCAACGTCATTGTCGTTGACCTCTCAAATCCAGAGTGGCTGGAAAGTTTTCCGAAAATCAGTACCATGTTTGTGACAATAATACAGGACATGCTTGACACACTTCGAGTGATACATAACAACCCAAAATTTCAAGGAATACGCAAAAACGAAACTGGCTTCTACAGTGTTGATAGATTTCAGTTTTCTTTGGATGATTCACACCTTTCAAATATGGTAGAAAAAGCCACAGGTGTTGAAACTGATGCTTCCAAAATCAAACTTCGGCTAACTGGTGGGTTTTCTAAGCTGAGTGATCTAGAGTACATAGATGCTGTTGCGAATTCCGTGATTCACTCAAAGACACACGATAGGCCAACACCACAACCAAGTTCTGTTCAACCAAAGATTCTTCAAAGGGATTTCGATCAAATGAAGAGTGTTAAGTCAAATGTTACCCATTATCCTAGAATACTCCAGCTTGGCTGCCCAACTCAGTGTAAAGAGAAGTCGATGGGATTTGAGGAATCTGTCTCTTCTCTGAGGAAATGCGGAAGATCTGGTGGGTACCTTGACTATGTTCTTTCTTCTCTTCAGAGGGAATCTCTAACTGATGACCACTTGATAACATTGTCAATAACGACAGCACAGTTGGAGGAAGAACAGAGGCAAGGACCAGGCAAGAAGTCTTTTATGAAAAAGCACGGCCTTAAATATAAGAGGTCAGAACCTAAACACATTGGGCTGGACTCTACCCACATTCAACATCTCGATGAGTTTATAACAAAACTCAACTCTGAAGTTAGTAAAGACTCCATACTACAACTACCAGAAAATGATTTGTCTGAATGTGGAGTGAGTGCCTATACGATACTTGAAGATACTTCTGACCTTATAGCCTCATCCCCTGTAAGCACCATACTGCAGTTCTATCAATCAATCTCAAATGAGATTGTTCTAAATAGCATGAGAAGAAGAAAGACAAGACAATACGCTCTTGGATATTCCGGGTTTGAAGGAATTTATTTCCTGGTTGCACCTGGAATGCAATTGAGAACAGAGTCAAATGTCGAATTCGTCAAAATAATATCTCTTAACAGAGGGATCGACAGTCAACTGACGGCCGCATGGAAACATTGTGGTGATCATTGGGAGAGTGACTGGCTTTCTGTAGACACAGACAGACTCTCACATTGGCAAAGATCTTTTGATAGGGTCAGCACCAGCATGTTGGCAAATTCTGAAAGACTGGTTAGACCTGGTACATCTATGACACAAGCTGTCCAACAAGAAATTGAATGCAACAACTACATGCTTTTGTCTCTTGTTTACCTTGAAAACAAGCAGCTGACATCAACGACAAACCAAACAATCAGATATCTCTGGATGAAGTCTTTAGGTGACAAGCAGTTCAAAGGACTTATGTCAAAATTCCCTCAGAGAATTTCTTCTCTATTACAATCTGTCATGCTACAGAAATCTGTTTCAACATGTCTAAATCTTTGTCAGCTTGATTTAACTGAACTTGTCACTGTTCAAAAAATTGTGCGTGACACAGATACTGGATTGTATGATGAGACAACAACAGGTGTTGCAAATTTGATGCCAAGGCTGTTCACCTACGGAAATCCAGTTCCCATTGCATACAACTTAAATGAAATTTACTGGTGCATGGCATACAACAAAGACAGACAAAACAACACTCAAGATGCCATGAACATATTGTCAAAAATCCTTAAGGAAGAGGTAAAGTATGAGGAAGAGATAAACTCCAGGAACAAGAGTCATGAAAAAGTCAACTACTTTCTCGGAACAACCACTCTCAATCAAGATATCCAGCATATACACAATGAAAAGCCAGAGAGTCACTACTACAGTCACAAAGCAGTGATGTGTGGAGTTAGGCTACAAGATGTTCATGACGAAAATCAAGGCGACCGTGGTAGCTGGCTAAACGCAATGAGACTAGACTCAATTTTGTCTAAAAATATTTCTCAATACGCCACATTTAAGGCTTCAGTCAAGCAGATAACAAAGTACATAGGAGTGAATGATCTTAAAGAGGTTGAGAAGCTTGGAAGGCGAACCAAAGCTATAGAACTTGTTGCAGAGCTCGCTAAAGATGAGAATCTGATGACAGCAGCAGACGTTGCAATGTCCTTTTCAGGCTCCAACTCATCTCTCTTTCAAATTTTCATTCAAATATTCAAGAAAGGTCAGATTGGTGGTGTTCGAGAAATAATCATACTTTTCATAAAAGCCAGAGTTCTTTTTAACATTGTTGAAGAAATATCAAGGCTTCTTGCAAAGGCGGACAAAAGAGAGATCTTAACAAAAGGGAGAGACAAAAGATTAATGATGCGTGGAGATTATGAGGAGATAATGTCTTCCTTCGCAGCTGGCACACCACTTCGTGTAGTGAAGGATTCTTTTGACATGACAACCTGGGCTCAAAAGTTCATACCAACAATCTTCATTCCAATTTTCGAACACCACTTTTCAGAGTTTCCTGGTATAGTTGATCTTTCCAGGCTGATCTTCCTCAGCCACTCAAATAAGGAAATTGAGTACCCAAGGAAACTTGTGGAACAATGGTGTAAGCACCCTGAAGTTAAACATGATGAGCCTGGAATGCAAAAATGTAAAGACGAATATCTTAAGACTGGTAAAACATTCTTTGTCAATCATTCAAATATGTGTCAAGGAATTCCTCACTATAGCTCAACAGTGCTTGCTCTATCATGTTTGAGCCTCAGAGACGCCCTATTCAAATCTGCGCTGAAGCAGCTGGGTAAAGACTGTCACATCAAATGGAAAACGAGAGTTGGATCTGACGACAAGGGAAGCATTATTGCAATGGACATGACCTATAATGACGCCTATTATCAGTACCTTTTGTTTGGTCAGTGTGAAAGGGCATCAGAGAGGCTTCATTCAATGGAATTATCTGTTAAATCTGCAAGCGGACATGTTATGTATGAGCTAAATTCTGCATTCATGGCAAACCTTGAAACTTTGTCACCAACAGTCAAATTTTCCATGGCCTCAACAGACACAATAGGTACCACCTCTTGCACATCGTTTGTCAACGAATCATATGGCAGAATTAGGCAGATGAGAGAGAACGGATGTTCGTCTATTGTATGTTCATATGCGCATACTCTAAATAAAAGGCATTTTTACAAAATTTTTGCAACAAACGTAGGTGCTGAGAATGATCTTCGTGAATGCCTTGGTGTTAAATGGTCAGAGATACCTTATGACTTTGGTGTTTACCCGACCTATGATATTGACCTTCAAGACATAATTGGCCCAGAGTTCTACAACTACAGAATTATCAAGAACCATGGTGTCACAAATGCTGTTGCTTTACTTTATAGTGAGATATCAAAGGCTGAGATGACTGAGATGTTTCCTAATGATGACACACCATTGCTAAAGAAAGATCACTTTGGCATAAACCAAGGTCTTGTGAAGCAACTTGCCAACATGCGTAAGAGAGTCGGTGCCAATCCTGAGGAGCTCAAAAAATACTTTGATGACAATCCATTTACAATGATCCGCGGTCCTGAAACCATTGATGAGACAGTCAAATGTATTCAGGCAAAACTTTACACAAAAGGTGCTTCTGAGAGTCTTCGCAGAACATCACCTGCGATCTACATAGGTCGGTTGGCCGCCTTTAGATCAGCCAAAGCTTGGACTAGCCCATTTCAAAATCAGGAATGTTACAACATAGCAACAGATGAAATTGAACAAAAAGAACAATTTACTAAATCCACTTATAAAGAGTTCCTACGAGCCGGCGTGAAGAAAGTTTCTTTGGAT